TAACCCCTGTCGATCGGCAACTCATGTGCCAGCATGCGGCGCCCTAGCTCGGCTTCTAGCGAAGGATTTAAAGACCTAAACTTAAAGGCCCTCTTTAAGATATAATCGGCTGACCCATCATAAGTTGGCTGTGCTATCATCATAATTTATACTCCCATAAAATTAGCTGGTTCTTCTCCACGTCCCAATCTTCGAAACGTAGGATCCGAGCCAATCGTGCTTGCGTTAGTGCGTAATTAGGATTGAGTTTCTGCTTGGCGTACTGGGCCACCACTGCATTCCAGGAAGGATCCTTTGTTAGGATCTTCTCAGCTGTTTTGGCGCCCACAGTGGGGCACCCGCTATAGCCGTCCGTTGCATCCCCCATCAGTGCTTGGGTTAGGAAATTAAAGTCTGCTTCTTTCCTAGTGATCGTCAGTAACTCGCCACTCATTGGCCGGTACAATCGACCAGGGATCGACTTCATATCTTTATCGTCACTCACCATGATCGTGTTGTGATTTGGTGCAGAGCCCATGATGCCCATGAGGTCGTCAGCCTCGAGCATAGGCTCAGAGAACCACATGTAGGTGTTCTTGACCCACTTGATCATCTCAGAGTAACCAACGGGCTTACGGACCTTCTTTCGGCCACCCTTGTACTGGCTGTCTACTTCTTTTCTAAAGTTGTCCCGATCGCTCAGGCATATAATGAAGTGGCCGGTCTCCAGATACTCACAACAAGCGTCGATAGTTTCCTGGAAGATCTTTTTTGCGACCTTGAGATCAGTAGACAATGACCAGATGTCATCACCCCAATTGATCTCTTCCTCGGCAGCGGCACATGCACGATAGAGGTATAGATCCCCATCAATGAGTAATGTCGTATCCACCATTGGCTTTTTTAAATACTTCTTGAAGTAAGTCATCGATTGCGCTCCTTGTTTCGTCGCCTATTTCTGTGATTTTCCACTTACTGCCCCAGGTGTTCTCACCCACATTGGTGGTGATCAGCCCCTCTGATGCAGCCAGAGCAACGTGCCAGGCACCACGACGGGCAAAGGTAGATTTGATTGAGAAGGGTTTTCGTTTGGCTCGATCCAAAACGATGTAGCAAGATAACAAATAGTTGATGTCGTCCGTGGTCTCAGTGAGTGTCAGTCCAACGCTGGCCAAGACTTCCGCTGGCACTGAGGGCAATGGTTGTGCCGAAATGACGGCTTGTATTTCCCGCCATTGAAATTGCGATTTTAAGGACATCTTCTGCCACCTCTTTTGTTGCACACCCGATCTGCATTTCGTCATGGATCCAGCCTTGAATCATGACTTCATCGGGGGTGTATTTTTGGTTGATTGCGGTGTCGGTTAGCTCGACCCATTTCTTGCAACACACGGCTCCACTCGATTGGAGCAACTGGCTCAAAAGCTTACGCTCTTCTCGGATGAATAGTTTGCGACCATCCAGGCCAACCAGGTTGCCGCGCTGGGATGCTTTCTTGAGATTGTTCTGAAGCTTGGCGAATGCTGGTACGTTCTTGTTGAACTCTTCTTTTAGAGCCTTGCCCTCTTTGGATGCTCCACCGACAATCTTACCAATTAGGCTGTCACCAGCCCCAAAGAGTAAACTATATATGAAGCGTTTGGCCTCATCTCGACTGCTCAACCCTGCACTTTTTTGGTTGTGCGTATGGATATCTCCAGACAGTATTTGATCGGCATACTCACCACCGTCATCTAGGAAATGGGCAAGCATTCTTAATTCTAAACCATCAAGATCAACACCAACTAAAGTCCAGCCTTGGGGAGCTGAGAATAGATCTCGGCACTCCTTGCCATACAAGAGACCAGCTTTGGGAACTTGGGCGAGGTTAGGTGAGCGGTGCGCTGCACGGCCTGAGATAGTGCCACCAGAGACGATAGTGTGCCTAATCCGTCCATCGTCATCACACTGCTTCAGCCATGCTTGTGGGCCCTCAGCCAGCTGTCCAATGCGCTTTTGTAATAAGAAGTATTTTGCTAATAGCTTTGCTTCTGGGTAGTCTAGTGCACCCAGGACTGTTTCATCTATTTGGGCATGGCCGGTGTTTGTAAACTTAGTGGGTTTCCAGCCATACTTAGATTTGAGACAGTGCTCGATATGGCGCCTAGAGCCAGGATTAAAGTAAACTGTTTTACTCTTAACAAAGAGCTCACCTTTGACATAACCACGGGTGGCATTGTTTGACTTAGGATAGAAATCTTCTGTGACTTCCCACGGATCAAACAGGGCATCTAAGCCACCCTCAATCTCATTACGTTCCTGGCATAGTGTAGCATATAACTTACCGGCTGCGTCACGATCAAAGGTCCACCCATTGTTACCAATGCGTAGACAGATGTGTGCCAGTGAATGCTCTAGATCGATGCTCTCTTCCGAGAACTTTAGCGTCATGAGGTGGTCGTACAGCGCTTTAGTGACCTGAGTGTCCTGGACGCAATAGGTGAGCATCTCTTCGCTGAAGTGCTCCCACCCGCCGTCATAGTCGCCTTTGTTGTCAGACAGTCGTAGGCCCCATGCTTTTAGGCCGTGGGATCCCATGAGACGTTTGGGGAACTCAGTGTTCTCAGGGTTTAGCTTCTGTTGTTTAATGTCATCTTCAAACAGCGTGGTCTTCATCAAGCGTGATAACACTAGGGTGTCGGTGACCTTACCTTGCACCGTGAAGGTTGGGTACACTTTCTCAAGCGCTGGGCCATCAAAAGCAATCCAATTGTGGCCGCATACTTCTTCAGCATGCATGAGTGTAAATAGGCCAGCTTTGATTTCATCTGGGCCATAGGTTTGGACCTCATCGGTGTCCATGTTGCGGAGCACTATGCAGTGCACCTTCGTGAGTTGATCTAAAAGACCATCAGTTTCGATGTCGGCAAACCAACGATCTCTTAAGATGATTGGGTGCGTGTTCTCAAACACATTAAGACTGTGTCCATTTACCATTGTAGCTCTCCTCAATTTTCTGTATTCTCTCGCCAATCCAACGCATAACGGGAACGGCCATTGAGTTGCCCATAGCCTTGTACCGTGGCCCATCTGGGCAATTCTCAGGTGTCTTGTTACGCCAAGGTATTTGAGTGTAATTGTCTGGAAAGCCTTGAAGCCGTTCACATTCAGTGGGCGTTAAGCGGCGTACTTGCATATCGGTTGCAACCGCTGGTTCTTTACTTGTGTCTAACGTCGGGCTTTGTTCTGATTGGTAGCCAATACTTCCAGCGCTTGAACCCTGATGCCACCTAAATCCTGATGCACCTCTCGTGGCGTTCTGTATTGCCACCGCTGGTGGATTACCGCCGCCGTGACCACCGACCTTTACGGTTGGCGTTGTCCCGTCTGTCTGACAGTCTGGCACTGACATATTTGAGCTAAAGGCTACGGGATGTAATATATGGTAATCACCCGTTAATGCCTCTTGGTTACCAAGCCACTGTTTTGTGCTGGCGCTGGCCATTAACGTGCCAATAGTAGGTTTCCAGCTCGCAACCACTGGTACAATTGCCTCGCACTCTACTCGCTCATTTCCTGTGCCACTGAATGGAGCGCCTTGTGTAACTGTAGGGGCAGCTTTTTGCCCCGTCTCTCGGCTCGGCGCAGGATTCCCTGACAAGCTTTCTGGCTCAAAAAGAACCTCTGCGGCACGTTGCCAATCTCCAAGGTATCCGACAACGAACACACGGCGGCGTCTTTGTGCCACTCCGAAGTATTGAGCGTCCAAGATTCTCCATGAAAACCCATACCCGATTTGCCCCAACGCTGAGAGGAAGGTTCCAAAATCTTTTCCGCCGTTAGATGACAAGACGCCAGGGACGTTTTCCCAGACAAGCCATCTGGGTTTAAGTTGTTCAGCCATGCTAAGATAGGTGAGCATGAGGTTTCCACGGGGGTCATCAAGTCCCTTTCGCAATCCGGCGACTGAGAACGATTGGCAGGGGGTTCCCCCAACGAGAAGGTCAATTGGTTGGTCATTAGGCCACTCCTTAAACTGGGTCATGTCTCCCAGATTGGGGACATTTGGGTAGTGATGCGCCAAGACGGCGCTGGGAAACTTTTCAATCTCACTGAAGAATTGAGGTTTCCAACCAAGCTGATCCCAAGCAACCGTTGCCGCCTCAACGCCAGAGCATACAGACCCATATCTCATGAGTTCTCTCCTATGTTTTTGTGATTGCAGACTTTTAGAAACCGAAGTTTGCACCGGCGTCTGTGAGCCGTCCTGTTGTGCGGTCATAGGACAATGTCCCAGCGTGACCGACTTCGCCTGTGTGGCGGTTCTTTAAGCAAACCAAGTTTCTTAGGCCGCTAGTGGGATCTTCTCTGTCCACCTCTAGCCCGAGCACAAAGTCACTGAGCTGGGCTATTGCATGTGAGGATCTGAGT